ATGACAAAAATTAAGATTGTAACCGACTCATCTGTTACTATTGAACCAGAACTAGTAAAACAATTAGATATCACTGTTGTTCCATTATCTGTAATGATTGATAACGTTGTTTATTCTGATGCGGATTTAAAAGAAGAAGGTAAATTTCTTCAGTTGATGCAAGAAAGTAAGAATCTTCCGAAAACCAGTCAGCCGCCTGTAGGTGTCTTTGCTGAAACCTTTGAAGACCTAAGCAAAGACGGTAGCCAAATCCTTGCTATTCATATGTCCCATGCCCTTTCAGGTACTGTAGAAGCCGCACGTCAAGGTGCTAGTTTATCTACTGCAGATGTGACGGTTCTTGATAGTTCCTTCACTGACCAAGCTCTGAAATTCCAAGTTGTTGAGGCTGCGAAGTTGGCACAAGAAGGCAAAGAGTTGGAGGAAATTTTATCTCATGTAGAAGATGTTAAAAACCACACAGAACTCTATATTGGCGTTTCGACTTTGGAAAATCTTGTTAAAGGTGGACGAATTGGTCGTGTAACTGGATTGTTGAGCTCACTTCTCAATATCCGTGTTGTTATGCAAATGAAAGACCATGAATTGCAGCCAATCGTTAAAGGTCGTGGAGCTAAAACCTTTAAAAAATGGTTGGATGACTTAATAACATCGCTCTCTGAACGTTCTGTAGCAGAGATTGGAATTTCATATTCTGGTAGCGCTGATTGGGCAAAAGAGATGAAAGAGACCTTACAAGGATATGTTGAAAAACCAATTTCAGTTTTGGAAACGGGTTCTATTATTCAAACTCATACGGGTGAAAATGCTTGGGCTATTTTAGTTCGTTACAACTCTTAAAAAATAAATAAAATGGGAAGAAATAGCGTTTTTAACTTGACCTAAAAGGGATTTTAGGATATGATTATATTTGTTAATTAGAAATTAATTGGAGGAATCATTAACATGGCAAACAAACAAGATTTGATCGCTAAAGTAGCAGAAGCTACAGAATTGACTAAGAAAGACTCAGCGGCAGCAGTTGAAGCTGTATTCGCAGCAGTAACTGAGTACCTTGCAGCTGGTGAAAAAGTTCAATTGATCGGTTTTGGTAACTTTGAAGTTCGTGAGCGTGCTGAACGTAAAGGTCGTAACCCACAAACTGGTAAAGAAATCAAAATTGCAGCTTCTAAAGTTCCAGCATTCAAAGCTGGTAAAGCACTTAAAGACGCTGTTAAATAATTAGCCTTTAAAAAGCCTATTGTATCAAGCTTCCTAGCTTGGTCAGTAGGCTTTTTTTGTGTATAGGGGGCAAAAAAGGGGCAAAACTATAAATTATCTAGTAGGTCGAGGATATTGTCATCCATCTTCTTTGTAACGTGTGTATAGATTTTATTTGTCGTACGAGAGTCAGAATGCCCTACTCTAGCCATAATTGCTTTTAGAGGCACGTTGTTTTCTGATAGTCGGCTTACTAGGGTATGTCTAAAGATATGAGAAGTCAGATGCTTATCAATGGGGTTTTTAAGTCGGTTGTTTGCTTTTTGAATCGCTAAATTAAACGAGTTATTTTGGATAGGTATTCCGTTCTTGGTAACAAAAATAAATCCGAGATCATTAAAGGTTTCTCTTGTATTTTTCGAAAGTTCATTTATTGAGATGAATTCTTTTAATATTTCAAGTTCTCTCTTTGACAAGGAAACTGTCCTGAAGCTTGCAGCTGTTTTTGTTGTTGTTTTTAATCCTTTAGAATAGCCTACAGTCTTATCTAGCGTTCCATGTATTTTGACAGTCTTGCTATCAAAATCAACGTTCTCTTCTCTAAGCGCTATAGCTTCACCTATACGACAACCATTGTAAGCCATAAATTCAGCAAGCAATCCTAGTCTATACGTTTTATCTGTTCTATATAGCTCAGAAAGCAATCTTTTTAACTCATCTTCTTCAAGGAATTTCTTTTCTGTCTTTTCTAAATCTTCGATAGTCTTTACGAGTTTGGGAAGTTTCGCACGTCTTGCAGGATTGTCTTCAATGTACTCAAGATTGACTGCGTAATCAAGAGACAGGTTTAAGATTAACTTATATCGTTCCATTTTTGAACGGGATAGGTCAAGGTTGTTTAGAAAACGCTGAATGTATTTTGTATCGATGTTGCTCACTTTCACAGATAAATCAAAAGTCTCTTTAAAATCATTCACGTTGCTGGTAAGAGAGCTGATAGAGCTCCCCTTGAGTTCCTTTTGATAAAACGCCCACCACTCATTTAAAACGTGCTCATAGACGATATCAGTCGTTTGTAGCTTCTTTAGTGTTTCTTCCAATCGCTCGTCCAGAAGCTTCTGAGCTTCTTTTTTTGCCCTGCTTGATCCAGAGTCAAGGGTTACAGACACCCTTTTCCATTTCTCGGTATAAGGATCTTTGTATCGCTCAAAAAATTTGTATTTTCCGTTAGGAAGTTCTTCCATCCACATTGATTTTCACCTCATTTCTTGATAAAATAGGTATAGTAAAGAGGGCTTTTTAATGCCTTTTACTATTCAGGATATCCTCACGCTCAGACTCGCCAAAGTTTGAGAGCGTGGGGATTTTTAAATTATTCAAAACCTTTGAAGCTTTCTAAAATCTTATCTTTTGAGTCTGTAGCATTAAGCACTAAAACAACATAATTCCCGTAGATATAAGCAGGGTGTCCGATTAACTCTTTTTCTTTCTTAGCTTCTTCAAACATTGGGTTTTTATCGTAATATTCGTAAACCTCTACGGCAGTATCATCCTCTAAGATAAATCCTTTTCCTGATTCAGCTTGAATGAGACTAGCTGATTTTTTTATTTCTTCTTTGATTGTGAAGCCGTTGCTTTCTAGTGCTTTTTTAAAATCATCTAAGCTAGTAGCCTTTTTAGAGGCTGGTTTTTCGGTTGCTTTGGTTTGCTCCGTTTTTGGTTCTTCAGAACTACCTTTTGTAGCAGATTGGTTACTAGAGCAAGCCGCTAGAGTAAAAGTAGCAGCAAGCAAAAGAGTTGATGTTATAAGTGTTTTTTTCATGGATATTCTCCTTTTTTTAATTTACTATTGCCAAGTATTCTTCCTTGACCATTGTTTCGTCAGCTACAGATTACCTCACACTCTCATCGATCAAAATTTGAGTGTGGGGATTTTTTTACATGTTACTAACTTGTTTATAGAATTCGTCTTGAATCATAACTTCATCAGTAACTGTTTTTAATTGATAGCGCTCCATAAATCGGACGCTATTAAAACTTTCGACTCCATATTCAGCTATCTCTTCTGCTACCAGATTTTGAATCATGTAACGATTCGCTTCATTCTCACATAGTAAAGGAGCGTTTTGATATAGGCTGCGGAAGTGGTCTAGATGACCGAGTTCATGAAAAAGAACTTTTCGCCTTTCGTCTGAGCTTAAATCGGCATTGATGTAGATGATTCTATTTATATCGTCATAGAATCCATTTCTTGACCATTGTTGGCTGGTAAACTCGCGCAAAGTAACCTTATGGAGATCTAATAATTCTTTTTCTGTCATTTTTTCTCGCAAAATTCCTTTACTAAACAGTTTGTTTTTGCTAAAATCAAGTTAAAAACCAAAGAGGAGGAGTTGGTATGAAAAACATTCAAATCCTTTGGGGATATTTATTGTTGTATTCTATTTTTTCTCTCACTCTTTTCTTTTTAGATAGGGGTATTGTTTTAATAACTTTTGTGATTTTTATTCTAGTTGTAAAAATCATCCCTCACCCTAATTCTCATCGGAATCCATTTGCGTTTGGGCTACGTTTTCGTAAGAGACATTAGGAGAGTCAATGGTTATTTCAAAAGCCCTTACATCTCTTAGTAATTCTAATTCTTGGCGAGCTTTTTCTATTTCAACATCTCGCTGTACATCTTTCAGCTCGGCATCTTTTTCCATAGTCTCAACTTCGACGGTCAGTTTGCGTTCTTCCAAGCTGGCTGTTTTTCTTTGTTGCAAGTAAGGAAAAACTCCTTTAACTTTGATACCTTTTATATCAATATCTCCAAACAAGAGACCTAATCCAATCAAGCCCGAGTCTAACATCCAATGGTTTTCTGATATGAACTGACCGATTGATTGTAGGCTGATTCCGCCAGGGCTTTCTACGTTTGATCTCGCGGTAATCTCTTCATCAATTTCTGGGTTCTTATATTCATCGATAATAGAATAAAGAGATTTCCACATACTAGAGGTAATGGATTGTGTAGTATTAACTCTCAACCAAAGGTTTAATTTTCCGTCTTTAAAGTAAAGTGGCGAGACTAAACCATCGATATATTTAGATAAATCTGTGATATTAAAGATAGTGTGATGGACAGTCAGTGTGCTATACAGAAATTTTGGGTTTACTTTCCTACGTGGAACTTCATTAATCCATTTGACGTTTCGACGTTTGATATCATCAGATTGTTCATAACCATGATTTAGGGTGACTTGTCCGTCTGGTATATCTTTTTCATAGACTTCACTTGTAATTTGTCCAATCAAGAAATAGTTCGACTTAAACGATGGAACTACGACGTAATCTCCTACACTCATATCTTCTACAAAGCTATAGAGTCGTTTAGCAGTAAATGTAATTTGGTGTTTTGATAGACTTTTGTCTTGATACACTCTTGCTATTTGTTGCTTGTAGTGCTCTATAGTTTTTTCTGTTGTGAGGAGTAAGTCGGTTGTTTGCAAATCTGCAAGCGTGACCTGGTTGTGATGAATAGAGATGAAGTGGTTGTATTTGAAATCATCGTAATACTTTCCGCCCTCTGCTCGAACTAGCCAGTATTTTGCACGACTGTTAAATTGATAGATTTCAATTTGATTTTTGTGAGACATTTCAATCTCCTTTGCTATTCATATACCCTGAGATTATTCCACGGAGAGCTCGACGATCATCATCTGTTAGAGGTTTTCCATCGAAGAACATAGCATGGTCTATGATTTTATCTATATCATCTGCTGGGTTATCTGTCCGTGGAGAGGAAGTGTCAGATAAGTCTTTGGTCATCAGTTCCGATAACGAAACATTGAATATTCTAGAAATATCATTTAAAACGCCCGCTTTGGGAGTATACTTCCCTCTCTCCCATTCGCTTACTGAAGAGGAACTTTTTCTTCCTAATTTATTAGCTAAGTCAATTTGTTCCATTTGGTATTTTTGACGTAGAAATTTAAGATTAGAAGCAAAATAATTGTTTTGGTTCTCCATGACGTGAAATACCTTTCGTATTTTTCTTTTACTATATAATATCACTTTATCCGAAACGTTACAAACAAAAAGAGAAAAAAATTTCGAAAAAAATGAAGTAAAATGCTTGACTTCGGAAAAACCGAAGTGTATAATTAAGACATAATCAAGAAAGGAGCAATCGATGGCAAACACATTAAAAACTTTGCGACGCTTTCGTGGGATGACTCAAGAAGAATTAGCGAAGGAAACTGGCATAACATCGCGTACTATAATGAGTTATGAAAATGATGTCAAAAAATTGCGTAGAGCTAGTTATGAAAATATAAAAAAACTAGCTAGTGCGCTAGATGTTTCAGTAGACGATATTTTTTTAGACAACGTTTCGGATTTTCTGAAATTACCATCTTAGGATTAAGGAGATAGCCATGGAGGAAGTAGTACGAAGCATTAGGAATCAGCGCAGATGAATTAAGATAATGAGATTAGAAATAGAAAGGAGGAAGAATGAACGATAATGGAACAGCCACATGTTAATGTTGATACTTCTGGTATGGAAAAATTAGCAGAAGTAACTCAAACAGCAGCAGAAGGAATGCAAGAACTGATTGCACTAAGAAAAGAATGCGAATTTTTGAGGAAAATGTTGATTGATGAACGGGAGTTCTTTATTGAGACAATGAAGTACCATTTTATTCAAGAGTATCGTTCAACAATTGCTAGCAATCGAGAGCATAAAAAAGAATTGCAGAAAGCAATTCAGTCAAATTAGCCGTTATGTTCGCTAGGCATGCAAAAGTAGCAACCGTCAAACTGCTTGTAGGGTTCGGTTTGCCTAGCATATTCCATGGCTTGAAAATTGTAGTCGAATTTTCCTAGATACGTGGAATGAATTGTATCAGGTAGATACTTACAAGAAAGTTTATGTACTTCGTGATTATTGTTAGTATCAACGCAATCGTTATACCAATAATGAGTCATAACATTACCTCCTTTCTATTGAATTATTGACTAAAACGTGAGAGGTCTTAGTCAATAATGATTATAACATAGTTAGCAGAAAAACACAACATATTGTTGTTCGAATATATATGCTAAACAACATATAGTGGTTAGAGGTGTAAAATGTGGGAACAATTAAACAGAATAATGCAGGAAAGAAATTTGAACGGTAATCAATTATCAAAGATGGCTGGAGTTAATCGAAGTTTCTTTTCTGACTTGAAAAGTGGAAAGGTGAAGTACCTTTCTTGGCCTAATATATGTAAAATCGCTGATGCATTAGGAATCAGCACAGATGAATTAAGAGAGGAGAACGAATGAATGAAATATCTTTATCAAACAATCTCAATCAGATTGAACTAGAAATCAATCATCACAAACAAATTGCAGGTCAGTCAATTTGGGAAATCGGAAGACGACTAAATCATGTTAAGGAGCATAATTTGACTCATGGGCAGTTTATGGCGTGGCTGAAAAAAGTTGATTTGAGTTGGTCGGAAGCAAATCGCATGATGAAGGTTGCTAAAGAATTACCAAATTACCCAACGTTGAGTAATTTAGGTAGTACAGCCCTTTATCTCATCGCAACCCTTCCAGCAGAGGAGAAGCAAGCTCAACTAAACAGGATTGAGCAAGGAGATAACCCAACGGTCAGAGAATTGCAAGATTTGAAGTTAAAATTTTCTGCAGCTAAAAGAAAAATAATGGAACTGCAAAAGGGGCAAGAATCGACTAAGGAAATCGTGAAAGAAGTCCCTGTTATGCCAGCAGACTACCAAGAAGCTCTCCAGAATCGTCAAAAACTAGAAGAGCGTGCCAAGTCGGCAGAGGAAAGGAATGCTTTTCTTGAAGCGCAATTAAAAGACCTCTACGCTCAACGCGCAGAAGTGGATGAAAAATCGAACAAGTACGATGAATTGACAAAAGCCATCCAGCAATCCCAAGGGCAGTTGAACGACTACCAGAAAAGAATTGCTTCCTACAAGAATATCCTTAGCCTTATCCAGAAAGGGAATGATTTTCTTGCCAATATGGGCGGTCTCATCTACGCAGATGAAGAAAAAGTCCTGCATACGGACGGTGTCGCTGGTCAGGAGTTCGATAGTTTCGTCAATCGAGGTATCCGATTTTTTACGGATTTACAAAAAATCAGAAATAAAGACAATCAAATTTTGGAAGGAGAAATTTTATGACGCATGAAGTAGTTAAAAGTCAACCAAACGAACTGACTCAAGAAGATATCTTGATTCAAGTTCTACAAACTCAAAAAGAATTAAAGCAAAATCAGGAAGTTTTAGCAGGGGATGTTGATTATCTAAAAAATGAGCAACCTGTCAATCCATCAATTTGTTTAGAACTTGAAAATTTAAGAAAAGTGAAAGTCATAAAGGCTCTTGGCGGTAAGGATAGTCAAGCTTATAAAGACCGCTCTTTTGCCAGCAAAGTCTTTCGTCAGGCTGCTAAAGACTTTAAAGAATACTTTAGGATTCCACGGTATGACCTGCTGAAGAAAAAAGACGAAGAGAGGGCTTTTGATTACTGGAAGTCATGGGAACCATCACATAATACCAAGATGGAAATCAAGACCATGAATGGGTAAATGCTAAGCAATTTAGAGAAGGAGAAACATGGAGGAAAAACTGAACTCTTTGAACAAAAAAAGAGCTTTCATTATTTCTCAAATAGGCGAGGAGCGCTTATCTGAAACAATGAAAGCCTTAGATGAGATTGTAGATACTCAGAAATTGTTACCTAGTTTACTAGTTAGTATTACAGAGTATCACAGTGCCGTAAGGCTACTTCCTGAGTTGTAAGGTGTAGCTGAAACAAATCTTCATTTCTTTCATCATGATACTTGATGAAATGAGAGTTTAAGTCAGCTACCGTTAAAGCAGCATTATAGATTTTGTCAATCATATCATCTTCAACTTTAGCGAGACAGAAGATGCAACTAATGCTCTTTGGTTTGTCGTACATACTGATTGGGAAAGTATTCCCACAGTGAAGGCACTTCAACTCAGCGGTGGTCATTAAAGCCATACACTTATCCTCCTTTCGTTGTGGATAAGTCGATTATAACAGATTTAAAAAGGAGGAGTTATGACAGACTTTAAAAATTTAGATTGTCAATTTATCTTTCAGAAATGCAACTGAAGATTATACGGCAGTTAAAAATGATTTTCTGAGAGATCCAGAGCTTGAGCCGGCTACAATCGGAATTTTAATGGTTATACTTTCAAACAAAGAAGATTGGCTAGTCTATCCAGAGGAGATAGCACGGCGGATGAACGTGAGCCGGGATATGATTGATAGACACCTCAAGAAACTAGAAAAGGCTGGTTATATGAGGGTTGTAAAAAAATCTCTAGGTAGAGGTCGAGGAGTTCAGACTTTCAGATTTTTCTCAGATACAAAGATAACTGATTTTCAATTTGAGATTATGTTGCAGGGATTGGAGGATTCCTTACAAAAGTTATCCACAGTTTGATATTTACATTTCCGACTTTTACAAATCTGTATTTTACAAATCTGTATTTTACAAATCTGTATTTTACAAATCAGTAAAATAAGGCACTAATAAGTATTAACTAACAACAAGTATTAACTAACAATAAATATTAAAAGACAACAAATCCTACTTCTCTAAATAAATAAAAGAGAGGGTAGAAAAAATAAATACAAAGGAGAAAGAAATGAGACCAAGACGATATCCGTATAGTTTCAAACCAAATCTGATGAACATTTTAGATAGTCGCTTCTATACACGGCTAATTGTTGAAACAGAGGATGGAGCGAAAAAAATAGCAGAAGTCACACTAGATGATGTAACTTCTGCTACAGGATATGTTGTAAGGCTAAGACCAAATTCTGACTAGCCTTTAGGAGGGAATGGGTCTTTACCGTGGCTGTCACGGCTTTGAATTTTCCCATCTTTGCCATGAATGATTAGTTCGGAACCTTGATTTCGTGAAATCTGTCTAGCAATATTTGTAGCTTCACTCTTTGTAGTAGTATGAACAGTTGCTCTTGAATTGCCAGCACCTTTCACGTTCCAACCACCATTTTTGGCAGGGACAACATGTTGATTTTTACCCATGATTAATTCTCCTTTCTATTGGAATTTTGACTAAAACGGTGAGAGGTCCTAGTCACACTTTCATTGTATGATAAAAAACAATGTTTGTCAATATATGGTGTTTTTTGGAAAGATAAGGTCGCAAAAGGCACAATATGTTGTAAAAAGACATGCAAAGAAATAAAAACTATAAAAATAAATTCAGATAAGGAGGAAACAACCATGCTCTGGGAAAAAATATCTGAAAAACTTTCAGAGAAAAATTGGACAGTTTATAAACTTTGTTTAAAAGCTGGTGTTGGTACAGCTGGGATCTATCGTTTAAGGGATGGAGTGGTAAAAGATTTATATTTTGACACAGTTAAGAAAATCGCTGATGCATTAGAAATCAGCACAGATGAACTAAGATAAAACAAAAAGCACCTGACGGCAATCAGGCGCTAATCAAAAATTACTAATTGAATTATAACACGAAAGAGGGGAAATTGCATGCCGAAAACAGAAATTACTTATAAGCCAGTTGATGTGGACGAAAAAGCTACGCATGGTGATTACAAACATCTTTGTCAGAGGTGGGAAGGGTTGACTCCAGGGACTGCAAAAGTCTGGGCAGGTGAAATGCGAGAACATCCAGACTTTAAGCAGTTCATCGATAACCCAACTCATAAGATTGTATTTATCGATTACGAAGGATTTCGCATGTTCGTCAAATGGAAAAGTCGTAATCGCTATCGTACGAAGAAAGAAACTTTATCAGAAATGCTTGAGAATATCAAGAAAGAAAAACAATTTGGAGTATAGGAGAGAAAAGAAATGTACGAACCACCATTAATAAGCCAATTGCTAGGAACAGTTTTTTTGGTTTTGGGATTTATTGGAGCAGGAATTTTAGCACGACAAATGGAACTGCACGAACTTGAAAAACAACGCAAGTTAGAAGAGCTTGACACGAAGATTAATCAAGCCTTAAATGAAGCAGTTGAAATCGGTCGAGAGATTGAGAGAGAGCAAATACGCAAGAATGTCCGCAGAGAGTTTCCGGGTTTCACATTTGATAACGAACCGCCTGAAGGATTGCGTCCTGAGCCGTTGGCTTTGCCAGAACCTAAGAAGAAGATTATGAAAGTGCTACGCTGAGGATCAGATAATGACTAGAATTGAACTTGAAAACCGTGTATGGCTTTTGGCCAATCATGAAGAAAAAAACGAATTGCTTGATCTTGGGCTAACATCCAAGGCCAGATATGTGAAACGAGTGCTTGAACTTGGAAAGGTGTATGCGCATGTTTGATTACGACAGAGATATAATGCAACCGCCTGAGGAACGAGAAGAACTTGACCCAATCCAGTACATCTATGTTGGATGTGGGCAGTATCGATACGTGGGTGATGAAGTATGATTCAGGAGCTACACGAAGAAATCGAAAACTGGCAAGCTGAGTATATGCATCTTGGCAGAGAACTCGGAGAAATCATCAACGACCAACAGGATATTATTTTGAAATTGCAAAACGAAAATAGACGCTTAAAGCGTGAAAATTGGAATTTGAAGAAGACGAAAGGTAGAAAGAAATGACAAAAACCGTTAAGATGACACGATAGCAGAATAATAACTACTAAATAAACAACAAAATCATCCTTATAAAAAACAAGGGAATTACAGAATTTTTAAAGGAGGAGGAAAATGGCAAGTTTAACTTTCCCAGAGTTGCAACAAAAAATGCAATTAGAAAAAAAGAAATCAAAAGATGTAAAGTACGCATTTAGAAATGCCGAGGACATCTATACAACTTTCAAAGAGCTAAAAAGCGATTGGTCTGTAATCGTAACTGATGAACTCGTTGAGCTTGTTGGAAAAATCTTTGTAAAAGCAACAGCCGTAGCTTTTAATGACAAGAGAGACGAGAGGTACCAATCAACAGCGTACGCTGAAATGAGTCCAGTTCAAGTATTTAATACTCAAAAAGGCCAGATTAAACAAATGCAAGAACCACAATGGACAGGTGCAGTCAGCTCATACGCTCGAAAATATGCCTTACAGGGGTTGTTTGCGATTGGTGAAAAAGATATTGATGAGTATCCAGTAGAAGAAAGCCAAGAACAAGGGCAGAATAATCAGCGACAGAAACCAAACAACCAGCAAGCTCAAGAACAAAATCAAGTAAGGTACATTGACAATATTCAGTATCAAGAAATCATCAAGAACGTTGAAGAAATTGCGACGATTAAGGGAGCGCCATTTGATACAGTTGCAAATTTTGTATTGAGCAAGTATCAAATAGACGATTTCCACAAAGTGCCAGTTGATGGCTATAACATAGTGATGGACTATCTCACTAAACAAATTCAAAAAGCATACGAAAAACAAGGAGTATAAGACATGACAGAAAATAAAATTTATTCGCCATGGGCTTTCACAGAAAACGAAAGCCAAAAACAGAAATCTAATCTTTCAGCTTTAAAAGAGTTAAAAGAGAAATATATCATCAAGGACAAGTGGAATTACGACAAAATGAATGAACAAGAACAAGGAATTGTTGATGTTGTATATGGTCGGGTTGGTGGCAGTTACGGGAATTCACTTTATGAAATTTATAAGAATACCCCTAATTTATCAAAAACAGAACTTGCCTTAATTTGTGATAATGGCAATTTATGTTTTGGGCATTCATCATCAGGTAGTAAAATCAAAATTTTCACAGACTAGGAGAACAAAGACGTGGTAAAAGATGTAACTAATAGCTTGACAGAAATTAAGGTAGATTTCCAACCTGCAGTAATCAATGTTGATTATGATAGTGTGGAGAAACAACTTGCAGCAATCGTTGCACAGTACACAGATTATGAGGTGACAGCATCCACTTATAAGATTGATTATGATGAGCGTACACGCCTTAATAAATTAAAAGAGGCGTTGGAAACTCGGCGTAAGGAAATCAAAAATAACATCAATAATCCATACAAGGAATTTGAGAAGTGGTACAAGAAAACAGTTGAGCCATTGGATAATGTTATCTCAAACATCACAGCAGGACTTAATGCGATTGATGAGCATGAACGATTGATGCGCGTGGATGTCGTGCGTGCCACATTTGAGGATAAGTGTATGGTCGCAGGGATTGAAAAATCCACATTTGCTGACAAATACGATGAGTACAGCCTTAAGAAACATTTTAAAACAGGCAAGTATGAGCTGAAAAAGACAACACTTGATGAAATGGATGCTTTAGTGCTTTCAGAATTTGATGCCCTGGAAGAACATAAGGCTAACAAGCATGCTATCCAAGAGCAAGCTCAAGAGTACAATTTGCCAGCTGATAGCTATATCAGACATCTTGAAGATGGTAAGAGTCTTGTTGATATTTTCAAGATGATGAAAACTGATCGTGATGCTGAGATTGCACGCAAAGAGCAGAAAGAGGCTCAAGAAAAAGCAGAAGCTGAACGACTTGCAGAGATTGAACAATTGGCCAAAGAAAATGCAAATGCGCATATCAAGGCTTACGATGCTGAAACAGGCGAGATTTTGGGGCAGGGTACAATTACATCAGAACCTCAAAACAATGCGCGAGAGGTGGCAAAATTTGAACCTAGCGAGCCTTTAACAATTGACTTGCGTTTGACATTGCATGGTGGGAAATCTCAGTTTGATCAGTTGAAAGAATGGCTTGAGGATAACTTTATCAGCTTTGAAACTTTGGAGGGTTAGGTGGAATTTAGAAAGTATCAACTTATTTTAGAGTTTGAGGAGGCTAATAGGCCTCTCACACAAATTGAAAAGAAAAGCCTTGCTATTTACTCTATCGAGTATTTAAAAGCGGGGCTAGATAGCTTAGAACGTGAATATTTCAGTGAGAGGTATGCTCGATGAAATTTAATGAACTGATTGAAAATGTAAAAGGTTGGTCAACAGCAAGGAGTCAGATCCATGAGATGTTTTTATGTCAGTGGTAAAATTGCAGATCTTGATTTGGGGTCAGAAATCAATGCAGAAAATTCTTTTATGGCCGCTATTGAGTTTGTGAAACGATACACCGGCTTATTAAAGTTTGGTTCAAATGAAATTAAGGTATCAGAAGTAGAGGAGGTTTCAGCATGACAGTTTTAGCATGGCTAATCTATAATCTATCGGTACTTGCTACCTCCTTATACCTTACTATTCATTTTAATTCTGGATGGTGGATGCTTCTTGTTTTGATTGCATCAACCGACTTAAAAACTAAGAGAGGTACAATCAATGATAAATAACGTTGTTTTAGTAGGGCGACTTACAAGAGATGCCGAACTGAGATACACGCAATCTAATATTGCGGTTGCTACATTTACTCTTGCTGTAAATCGTCCGTTTAAGAACGAGGCTGGAGAGCGTGATGCTGATTTTATCAATTGCGTTATCTGGAGACAGTCAGCTGAAAATCTTGCTAATTGGGCTAAAAAAGGCTCATTGATTGGTATTACAGGAGTAATTCAAACACGTAGCTATGATAATCAACAAGGCCAACGTGTTTATGTTACAGAGGTTGTTGCTAGTAATTTTCAACTGTTGGAAAGCCGTAACAGTCAGCAAAATAATCAAGGCCATCAAGATCATCATGGCGGTTATCAGCAACAAGGTTACAGCAACCAGGGCAGTTCTTTCCAAAACGGAAATAACACAGGGAACAATTTCCAAAATGGAAATAGTTACGGGCAACAAGGTAGTTTCTTTGAGGGGAACACAACAAATCCAGTTCCTGATTTCACCCGAGACAATAATCCATTTGGCAGACCCACAAATCCATTGGATATCAGTGATGATGATTTGCCGTTCTAGGTGATTGAAAGTGATTGTTAAATTTGAAAAAGCGAGGAAAGAATGAAAATCTATATTGAACAAGATGACGTAAAATTGAGTTTTGAGAGAGCACAAGAACTTGACTATCAAACCTTATTCAAAGCCTATCAAATGGTTACAGGGTCTGATGAAATTCTTGAGGATTTAAGTCAGAAAGAGCCTGGGAATACAAAGACCGTTTTAAAAAATGATGCTGAAATCGATCATGTCAATATCAAAGAAGTCACAGACAGGTTTTCAGCAAAATTTAGCGGAAGTCCAGCGGTTTCGCAGAAACCAAGTGAGAAGGTAGATGTCGATTTACAATGCCCATTTTGCGGATGTGCGAAGCGGTGGAAAGTCCCGCCTTACTTTAAATTCATGAACTGTCCTGACTGCCAAGGCTCAATTTTATTGTCTTGGGCGACAGGAGTTAAAGGGGAATTGGATGAAAATGGATTTTATTTCAGAGGGGACAGCCCGATGAAATTTAAAGAGCAGACAGATGAATTCGAGGATATGTTTGCTATTGAAGAATCAAAATAACCAAAAACAACTATTTCCATTTTGGAAACAACTCAAAAAGAAACAAGCCGGGCATTCTTGTAAAACTGCGAACTAGAAAACGTCAGTAAAGGTCATGTGACTTTTGGACGAACGACGCAAAGAATTTCACTCACGCTTGCCTCGCTCACAAATTGGCAGGCGTGGGATTTTGGTGGAAAGTATGAACAAAATAAAAACAGATATGCAATGCCCGTTTTGTGGAGAATGCGCTACTAGATATGTGTTTCCTACACAAAGTCGGTTGAAGTGTTATGTGTGTGATATGGTTTTGTTTCTAAAATACATTGATGATGATCCAGAAGCAATTGACGAGCGTGGTTTTGGTCGATTGGCGTATGAACCATTTATTCACAACGAGGAGATTATGGAACTGAATGAGGTGTTTAGATGAATAGATTGAAAGAGCTAAGACGAGAAAAAAAGCTAACTCGAGATAAATTCTCACAAGAACTTGATATAAATTTAAGAACTATTCAACGTTGGGAAAACGGAGAAAGCCAAATCAAACCGGATAAAGCCCAACAATTGGCTGAATATTTTGGAGTAAACGTAGGTTATCTACTGGGATATGAACCAAAAGGTATGCTGAAGAGGTCAATCTATGAAGAAGTTCATTCAGCATTACTTAGAGTGAAATCTGAAAATCCTAATCACGATGACCGTGTGGCAATCCGTGAAGTATGTATGGAACTAATCGAAGCGACGCTTGAGGGGTATTGATGAAAGAACGATTGATTTTGAAGTTTGAGTTGAGCAGGAAGCAGATGATTAACGCAAATGACAGACCACATTTTCATCAAAAGGCTAAAATCACTAAGTTTTTACGGCAGTTGGCCGAATATGAGGGCAAGAATGTACTGAGAGATTACTTTGGTTTGCCTTACAGCGAGGATAAGCCTTGCAAGGCTAAGGTTCGGATATATCCTCCGACAAATCGGAAGTATGATCCTCCGAACTGGTCACCCACAAGCAAGGCTTTGTTTGATGGTTTGACAGACGCTGAGATTTGGACAGATGATAACTACAATGTGATAATATCGACTGAGTTTATGCACGGTGGCAAGTCTGGGAATAAGAATTATAGAATTGAACTGGAGATTTACGAGTATCACGAGATATTGCAAAGGATAGTGGATGGGATTTGACAAATAAGAATTGATAAAAGGTTATCAACGGACAATCGATCAGACGGAGGCAAGGATAGTTGAACTATCTGAGCCGTGTGTCAAATCGCTTGCTTTTAGCAGGTCTGAGGAACGCGACTTGCTTAAAAAGAAAGTGAAAGGATGGAAGAAGAGAAAAAAGGAGTTGGAAGATGAAAATAGGTAACAGTGTTGTTTTACGCGGAACTATAAAAGGTGTAACTTATGGGGAATACGGATTTCCATACTATTTAGTAACTTTACCAAACGGATGTGAAACTGAGTTTCCTAAACTATATATTGAAAACTTGCAACAACTAGACGAACCGCAACCAGTCAAAGTCCCGCAGTGTGTGGCGGATGTGATTGAAGGAGCAAGAGAACAAAGCCCAGAACTAGAGGATGCGTTGCATTATGCTTGTAGCAATGGAAGCCAGGAATTTACAGAATGGTATCAAAAGAAATCCAACAGAGACCTCTTCGCCCGAGCTTGGCTTGACGGCTACGAGGTCGAGGAAGAGAAGCGGTATTTGGTGAAGATGAAAGGTATGTCCGAAGAGAATACATATCTGACATTTAGATTTGGCCATACGTGGATGCTAAGCAATTTCGAAGAGTGCGAAGAATTTCGCTTGCACCACACCCGCAAACAACTAGAAGAGGCTGGTTTCGGATGGGTTTTCAATTGTGAAGGGATTGAGATTGAGGAGGTGGAGTGATGAGTTATGATTTGGAAATCTTAGCGAAAATAGAAAACGGACAATATATCTGTATTGATGAACCTAAATACAGTTCTCCGACCTACAATCTAGGGAAGATGTTTAGGGTGGCTATGGATTGGGATTTTGACCAAGGCATAATTTATAATGTTGCTGATATTTTTGAAAATATTCAACGTGGCATAACTGAATTGGAAAGGCAACCTGAAAAATATGTACAATATGAACCTGCAAATAAATGGGGAACAGTCAGCAATGCCTTAGAAGTTTTAAAGTCATTGAAAGAGTGTATTTTAGAACAAGATATTGATACGAAATATTTATATATGAGGTGGTAACATGAAACGACCAAACAGATACCCTTACACACGAAGTCAGTGGCGAGTTCTTTATAAATTTAACCATGAAACCCGTCAGAGAGAACCGTACTTATTAAATAATCTTACATTTAAAACAAAGGAGATTGAGTGATGATAGATGAGCAAAATATTTTAGAGACACAATTGATTTTAGGCAAGCAAGTTTTAGAAATTGTATTTGATCTGCTAAAAAAGTGACTCAAAAGCAGGGGCAGTTTTGCCTTTAAATATAAATGGTCGGGATTTTACTATCACAGTTGAGAAGGAGGTAACAGATTGAAACGATTCATAGCTATCTGGATTTTATTGTCAGCTGGATTGAATATCTGGCAGAGCATCCACATTAAAAAACTAGAAGAAAAGCGCCCTATGGTTGTCTATAAGGCGGATAACGCAGGCGCTGAAATCCATGGCAAAGTAATTGAAAAAGGACGACATGGGAAGTTGTATACTGTCACAATTCGTGATTACGGGGTGTTTGTAGTTACGAAAGAGCAGTGGGACAAGGTAAAAGTTGGAGATGAGGTAAAAATATGAACTATAAAGTAACAGTCGATGGTAAGGAAATCGAATACGGAGCATTGGTTGAAAAATCACGTTTTTCAGAAAAAGAGTGGTCTGCTATTTATGCGGAAATCGTGAAACAAAATCAGCCAGAAGTCTTTGAAAGTAAGAAAGCAGATACTGACTACATTGATGTATTTGGCGCTCTAATTGCTCTTGAGGAGCGATATAAAGCATTGCTTGAGCTATTACCTCAAGATCAATTCTCTTACGTTGGCACACATCCAAAATGGGTAGCTGATGCAGTAGCAGAGAACACGCTGAATAAAGAGGACACAATGCTAGATGTGTCGGATTTGATTGGACGATGTGAAACTCTGGAAGAATTGAAAAATGAGCTAACAGATTATTTTGAGTTGGAAGGATTGTAGGATTTACTATGAACACACTAGAAAATGTAAAACGATGGTTTATAGACCGTGATTTAGAAAATGGTGGACGACTAGACAAGCAGTCTTTGAAACTAAGCGAAGAGTTCGGTGAGTTATGCGCAGGCTATCTTAAGAAGAATGAGAAGCTAACCAAGGACAGCATCGGAGACTGTGCAGTTGTGATTGTCGGTCTGGCGTTGCTGATAAAAGAGGATGTGCAGGAGATTTTTGAGGAAGTAAGTTTCATCGAAAATAAAGATGTGATGCTTCCCTTTAAATGGTTAAGTGCTAACATTAGTAATTTTCAATTGAATAAGGATTTAACCAACAAGAAAATGTGTCGATATAATTTAACGCATTCAATCGGCTATCTAAAATCAATCAGCAATGCTCTCGGTCATAACTTCGATGAATGTTTTGAAATGGCTTACCAAGAAATCAAAGACCGCAAAGGTCGTTGGATTGATGGTACTTTCGTCAAAGAGGAGGATTTGGGATGATACCGAAATATAGAGCGTGGGATGTGTTAGCAGAAGAAATGATTGACGAGATACTGATGATTTCATTTGTCAGAAAGGAAATCATAGGAAAGTTCAGAAATGGTTCTACATCTGTTCCGTTAAAATTTGAAGATGAGCGAAACGGGGAAGACGTTATCCTCATGCAATCAACAGGACTCAAAGATAAGAACGGCAAGGAGGTCTTTGTCGGAGATATTATCAAATGCACAAGAGGATGCCTGCACGAAGTCTATATAGAAAAAGAATATGGCGGTACGTATTTTGGAGGAATGCCAGCTATATATCTAAAAGACTTGGGAGAAGGATATGCGTGGACTGAGCATGAAGAAATCATCGGTAATATCTACGAAAATCCGGAGCTTTTGGAGGATAAGGAATGAAGCCAGAGAGAAGCATGGCTGGGTCACTGTTAACGGTGCAGGTAGTGTGATCACGAATAAAGAATAAAATAAAAAAACCCAATCCATAAGAACTAGGCTTCGAAGATGAAGTTGTAGAGTTGGACAACCTTCTGAAAGCTGGTTGTATCCATGGTTGTGATTTTTTGAGCCTTGCGCTCTCTAAAGTCAAAAGTATAGAGTTGGAGTGGATTGACAGAGCCATCTATCTTATTGGAACGCACTGGGACGAGCAGACCTTGTTCTTCAAGTCTGCTTTGACCGTGTGTAATAGGGCATACAGCAACAAATCCTGTCCGCTCCGAATACTCTCTACGAGAGACGACAATAGCAGGACGGCGCTTCTGAATCTCACGTCCAACAGACGGGTCAAAGTCAATCCAGATGATGTCCTGTTTTTCTGGGATGTAATCATATTTCGCTGTCAAGGAATTTTACCCCCTCGAAGTCATCTTCCATGCGTAGGTCCGCGTCACCACTAAATGGGTCTGGAATTTTTGGAGCCAGGACAATGACATTATCTACACCCTTGTAGACAAACATCTCCTGCCCTTCTGGAACGTTGAGTGTTTTGGGAATGGTCACAGTGACAGAGTTCCCAACCTTACGAGTTTTAACAGTGTTCATTTGTTTCTCCTTTATTTTGTATACATATAGTATACACCTAAAACCTGAGTAAGGCAAGAAAAAAGCCAGCACAGCTGACTCCTTTGTGATATACCCGATAAAAATATTATATCATAAAGGAGCTATGTTGTGAGGTTATTAAAAAAAGTTGACGTGCAATTCACCAAGAAAAATGTCTATGACGTTCTAGAGAGTTATCGCTCGTATGTCCGAATGGCAGGTGCTGAGTATTTGCCTAAAATCACAACGACCTACTCATTTGAACCAAAGACGTTTACTGGTAAGAACACAGCAACAGAGAATATGGTTATGGAACATGTGGATGCAGAAGCAGAAGTTTTGGAGATTGAGAGAGCAGTCAATTGTATCATGGATCCATACGTTCGGCAGGTTATTGCAAAGAAGTACATGGATATGAAAATCCAATTATCAGACAAGGCTATTTATATGGATTTAGGATATTCTGAGAGTGAGTTCTACCGCATGCTTAGTAGAGGTGCGTTGGAATTTGCGGAAGCCTATCGAAAAGGTAAATTGATTGTCTATCGTAAAATTTTGGGAGATATTTGCAAGTAAATTGCTAGGAAATGGCTTATTTCACATGGTAAAATAGTATTGTCAAGTGATAGGTCAATTGACATCTCCTTTATTTTTTCATTTTATTTTCGAGGCTTCGGCTTCACATGGCGGTGACAGGTAAGTGGTTTCTCTCCTATGTTTCCTTCGGTTCGATTCCGGACATCACCGTTAATGACTACAAAAAAATAAAAAAAGGAAAACTTTCAAATTGATTACTAATTAACATGCAAGTCTGTAGTCTACTTGCAGTTGGAACGTAGCTCAGTTGGTGGAGCGATATGACTATAAAGGGTCTGAAACGTAGGCAGGTTCGAGTCCTGTCGTTCCAATTGTATCTCTGTGAGTAGCTATCACAATAGGGGTACAGGGCGGTAATTAGATTTAGGCTGATTAACCTGTAGGACAGAGATAAAGTAGCGCTATATAAGGCTCTGGTGGGGGAGGCACCCACTTACCGCATACAGTCACTCTTTGAGTGGCTTTTTTTGATTTACAAAATAAACAAATCAGGGAGGAGGGCATGGAAAAAAGCGAACTAGCACGCAAAGACTATGAGGCAGGAATGAAGTACAAAGACATTGCTACTAAACATGATGTCTCAATCAACACAGTCAAATCATGGCAACGTAGGCATAATTGGACTCGTATAAAAAAGGGTGCGCCCAAAAATCCAAGAGGTGCACCCAAAGGGAATAAGAACGCAGTTGGTCATGGAGCGCCTAAAGGCTCGCAAAACGCCCTTAAACACGGCCTGTTTGCTAAGTATCTACCTCAAGGAGTGCATGAGATAGCGCAAGAGCTTTCAGGAAAACAGCCTATCGACATTCTTTGGGAAAACATCACGTTGACCTATGCTAATCTTTTGCACGCCCAGCGCATTCTGTACGTTCAGGACGTTGATGATACAACCACTATGCTTATTGCAAGCACAGCAAAAGGCGGAGAAAGCTATGAAGTTCACACTGCTTGGGATAAGCAGGGTAAGGCGTTAGCTGCAATTGCAAGAATACAGTCAGAACTTAGAAATATGATTAAAACATATGATGAATTGACTCGCTCAAGCCTTGCTACAGAGGAGCAGAGATTGAGAATTGAAATTCTGAAATCTAAACTACCTGACAATGAACCTGAGAACGTTCATGATGATGGTTTTATCAAAGCATTAGAAGGGATAGTCGAAGAAACGTGGCGAGAAGAAAAATAAAGACCAATACATTCAAATTTCAACCTTTTAGCAAAAAGCAGAAGAAAGTGCTGACTTGGTGGCTTTGGAACTCTCCAGTTCATGAGTCAGAAGGCATTATTGCTGATGGCGCTATCCGTTCTGGTAAGACTGTTTCTATGAGCCTAGCGTTTGTCATCTGGGCGATGACATCATTCAACCATCAGAACTTTGCGATGTGCGGAAAGACAATCGGCTCTTTTAATCGTAACGTCCTGAAACTGTTATTGGTCATGATACAGTCAAGAGGTTTTAGCTATGTCTATCACCGGACGGATAACTTGATAGAAATCACAAAAGGCGACGTGTCAAATGATTTTTATATCTTTGGTGGTAAGGACGAAAGTTCACAGGATCTTATTCAAGGTTTAACGTTGGCAGGTATCTTTTTCGATGAAGTAGCGCTTATGCCCGAGTCCTTTGTTAATCAGGGCACAGGGCGTTGCTCTGTGACAGGTTCGAAGTGGTGGTTCAACTGCAACCCAGACGGGCCTTATCATTGGTTTAAAGTTAACTGGATAGACAAAGCAGAAACAAAGAACATGCTTTATCTGCATTTTGACATGGACGATAACCTTTCTCTTTCAGAGAACATCAAAAAGCGTTATAGAAGTCAATATCAAGGTGTTTTCTATCAGCGATATATCCAAGGTCTTTGGACGGTTGCAGAAGGTATTGTCTACGATATGTTCAGTAAGAATAAGCATGTTGTATCAACTTTGCCAGAGATGAGTAAGCTGGGCAAATATGTTTCGGTTGACTACGGTACGCAAAATGCGACCGTTTTTCTTTTGTGGGAAAAAGATATCAATGGCAAGTATTACTTGACAAGAGAATATTATTACTCAGGTCGTGACGAGAACGTACAGAAGACCAATGCCGAGTACGCTGATGATTTAACTGCTTGGTTAGGAGATACGAACATCGAACGTATTATTATTGACCCGTCTGCTGCTTCATTCATTGCTGAATTGAAGAAACGAGGATATAAAATCAAAAAAGCTAGAAATAATGTCCTTGAAGGCATTCGTTTTGTTGGTTCTATGCTGGGCCAAGAGAAAATAGCAGTACATGAGAGTTGTGTGAATACGCTGAAAGAGTTCCATGCTTATGTTTGGGACGAGAAAGCTTCAGCAAACGGCGAGGACAAACCTATCAAGCAATTTGACCACGCAATGGACGCTTTGCGTTATTTCTGCTATACAGTATTATTCAAGTCAGGAGGTATGACTGTTTGGAAATAGAAGTAATTAAAAAAATAATCTCGTCGCAGATGGTTAAGCACAGAGAGTTTGTCTCACAAGCAGCTGATGCTGAAAAATATTATCGCAACGAGAATGATATTAAACGGAAGCGTAAGCCTGCAGACAAGAAAGGCGTAGAGAATGAAGCGAAAGCAGAAGATAATGCGTTTCGTAATGCTGACAACCGTATTAGTCATAACTGGCACCAGTTATTACTTGACCAGAAAAAGGCTTATGCGTTGACCTATCCACCTACATTCGATGTGGACGATAAAAAGGTAAATGATATGATCGTGGATGTCTTAGGAGACGATTATGAACGTATCAGCAAGCAGCTTTGTGTGAATGCAGGAAACGCTGGCATCGCTTGGCTTCATGTTTGGAAAGATGCTAGTGATAATTCGTTTAGATATGCTTGCGTGGACTCAAAAGAAGTGATTCCAATTTACTCAAAGTCCTTGGATAAAAAGTTGATTGGGGTACTGCGAGTTTACTCTAGCATAGATGAAACAGATGGTAAAAATTACACTGTTTACGAATATTGGAACGATAAAGAGTGCTCTTTCTATCGTCATGAAAAAGAAAAGTCACTGGAAGGATTGGAGACATTCCAAGCAATCTCTTTGGTTGATACCATGAATGGCGACCACTCAAGCGACAATAGTTTCAAACATGATTTTGGTCTTGTGCCTTTTATTCCGTTTAAAAACAATGAAATTGAGACCAATGACTTGAAACCAATCAAAGACCTAGTTGATGTTTACGACAAGGTCTTTAGTGGATTTGTCAATGATACAGACGATGTCCAAGAGGTTATCTTTGTTCTTACAAACTACGGCGGGCAGGACAAGCAAGAGTTTCTTGAAGATTTGAAACGCTACAAGATGATTAAGATGGACAACGACGGTATGGGAGACCAGTCAGGAGTTACAACTATTGCGATTGACATCCCAACCGAAGCTAGAAATCTGATTTTAGAGCGAACTAAGAAACAAATCTTTATCAGTGGCCAAGGTGTCAACCCTGAAACAGATAAACTAGGGAACAGTTCAGGCGTTGCTTTGAAGTTCCTTTACTCTCTTTTAGAGTTAAAAGCTGGCAACATGGAAACTCAGTTTAGAAGTGGATATGCCACACTTGTTAAGATGATTTTGAGACATCTAGGACTGTCCGACAAACTCAAAATCAAGCAAACATGGACACGGAACTCAATCAATAACGACACAGAAATGGCTCAAGTAGTTTCTACTCTTGCAACTATCACATCAAGAGAGAACGTAGCTAAATCAAATCCAATTGTAGAAGATTGGCAGGATGAACTACGCTTGCAGAAAGCTGAACAAGAGGAACGCCCTGAAAAAGCCTACGATATGGAAGAGTTAGAGCATGAGTCGGAAACTGAATAAAGAAGAGAAAATAGCCTTTATCGAATCTCTTGACGACCTCAGCCGAGAAGAGAAAGACAGATTACTATATGAGCTGGCTCAGGTTGACGACCTTAGCGAGATAATAGACTACATCGATAATTTATACCGCAGAACACTAAAACGCATTGCAGGTCGTTTAGAGTCGTTCGAGAGGGTATCTAAAAATCGTAGTGACTCATTACCATTTTATTTGTTATCCCTGACTAAGGCTGACCAATTAAAAACCAAGCAAGAGATTGCTGGTTTTGTTAAGAAACATCCTGATTTAACAGAGTGGTCAAGGTCAATAAAGGTCAAAACAAATGCAGATGCCTTGTTTGCTGGTGTTGAGATGGATATCGCTGAAATGACTGGTAAAATCAACAAGCGAATAGAAACACATCTCAAACAAACTTACCAAGAAACCTACTTAAATCGTGCTTACAACTACCATAAACAGACCAAAAGAGAACCGAATTTCAAGCCTGAGCGTCTAGAAGAAGAGTATCTTCAAAAGGCAATCAACGAAAACTTCAAAGGTAAGCGGTTCTCTGAGCGTGTTTGGGGCAGCAATATGGATGAATTGGTTAGTAGAGTAGAATCGCTTGTAACCAATGATTTAAACCGAGGTTATCCGATAGACCAGTCCAGTAAACTTCTAGCAATTGAGTTCGACCGTGCTCGTAATCGTGCAGTGACTGTTTTGCAGACGGAAACGAACGGTATTCAGGCTCAGGCAACGTTAGATGAATACCAAGACGACAACATCAAGAAGTATAGGTATCTAGCGACCTTAGAGGTTCACACATGCCCTATTTGTGGCGAGTTGGACGGGAAGGTATTTCTTGTTAAGGATGCAGAGAAAGGCGTAAATTACCCTACTATGCACCCTCACTGTCGATGCACAACGGTTCCTGCCTTAGAAAAAGGTGGGAAACGCTATGCAAGAGATATCGAAACAGGAAAAGGCTATGAGGTAGAGAGCAGTCAGACCTTCAAGGATTGGCGAAAGCAGCAACTTGATAAATATGGCCAGACTGCTATCAAAGACAAGCTACAAGCTGAACGTTTGGAAAAGGACAGAGTCCGCAGAACCAAGGAACAGTTCATAGCTTATAGGCAGCTTTTAGGCCCTCAAAATATGCCCAAAACATTTGCAGGCTTCTATGATTTGAAGTATAATGGAGGTGAAGAATATGAGCGACTAAAAGATAAAGTATTTATTTATCAGAAAATCCAAACTGGAGAATGGGGTAAAAAAATAAACCCTGATAAGCAGTCGCCACATATGGAATCAACACATAAAGCAGGGAAATCTTATATCTATGATTCAGTTGATGTTCAGGAATTGTTTAATAAACATCACGGAACTGGTCGTATTGAGCTTGACAGACACGGAAGAAGAACGAACAAAGAAATAATAGAGTTAGGCTACCCAATCGGAATCAATGGTTCAGATGGCTCAGAAGTGACATCTATTAAAATCCATCATTCTGAAAAGAGAACTCACATTGTACCTAAGAAAGGAGATCAGTAATGAATTTAGAGCAATATTTAGGAAAAGATATTAGAGTTACTTTTGTTGATGGTCAAATTCTTGAAGGTCATTGTAATACTTTTACTGGAAAGCAAGATACGGAAGATGAACTCTATGATGAAATTACAATAAGAACAGATAAACATCCATATGTTGGATTTAATGAATCTGAAATCAAGTCAATAGAATTAATGTAGCACTCGTAAGGGTGCTTTTCTTATTTTTAATTTTTTTCAAAAAACCTCTTGACTTTGTTGCTACGAAGTTATATAATGACATTGTAGCAACAAAAAAGGAGGTGAGCAAGTTGCTTGCACGAAAAGAACAATTCAAAGATAAGCCTAAAAATACCATGTTGCGAGTTCGAGTTGACGACGAAACGGTTGATAAACTTGAAGAAATTGCAAAAAAAACGGATAGCACGAAATCTAGTGTTATCCGAAAGGGTATTGACAAGTTATATCAAGAATTAAATAAACAAAAATAGCCTAGAACCCCTATCGCCAAACAGTCGGTTCTAAGCTATCACCACAGAAGTGTTTCTGCATGAAATATTATATCATGCTGAGACGCTCTTTTCAAGGTACACGAAGGAGTGTTTTTATTATGGCAAAAATTGAATTAACAGAAGAACAATTGACTCATCTAGGCTACGAGCTTGCAGATATTCGAAGAACGGTTGAAATGGCAACAAATATGACAGAAACCTTGGCTTGGGTTCAACTTAAGGATGAGACAGCTTTTAAAGAGATGTCTAAAAAATTTTTTGATACTTTTAATGAACAATTCGGTTTACTTCATTCAACACTAGATGAAATTGCTTTTATTTTGATGAACTCAACAGATAAAACAGAAATCTTAGGAAGTAAAATTTTTAACTAGGAGCATAAAAAATGGAACTACAAATTTTTAAAAATGAACAATTCGGAGAAGTAAGAACGGCAGAAGTTAAAGGCGAGCCATTCTTTAATTTGAATGATTGTTGTCAAATTCTGGATTTAAGCAATCCACGAAAAACACTAGAAAGACTCAATCCAAAGGGTGTAACTAGTAGTGACATCCTTACAAATGGAGGAGTCCAACAAGCCAACTTCATCAACGAAGCGAATTTCTATAAACTTGTTTTTCAATCTCGCAAACCAGAAGCAGAGAAATTTGCTGATTGGGTCACTAGCGAAGTGTTGCCTTCTATTCGTAAGCATGGCGCTTATATGACCGACCAAGTGGCCTATAATATCACGCACAACAAACAAGCCTTAGCAGACTTGCTCCTTATGGCTGGTAATCAACTGAAAGAAAAAGAAGCAGTCATTAAACACTTGGAAGCTGAAAAAGCTGTACTTTCCGTTGAAAATACCATAATGAAACCGAAAGCAGACTATTTCGATGAACTAGTAGATAGAAACTTACTGACCAGCTTCAGAGAAACAGCAAAACAATTAAAAATCAAAGAACGTAAGTTTATTGACTTCTTGATGGAGAAAAAATACATCTACCGAGATAAGAAAGGTAAGCTCCAACCAACAGCCAATAAAAACGATGGTTTGTTTGAGGTCAAGGAAACACTCAACGAAAAAACACAATGGTCTGGCACACAGACTCTCATCACACCTAAAGGCCGTGAAACCTTTAGACTACTATTTATCTAATTATGCTCTAACCGTATGGAATCCCGTACGGTTTTCTTATGCCCTGAACATGGCGTTAAAAGGTTCAACTATTGGACAAGTCCGTAGTCCTAACAAAAGCGGAGCGACTGGTGATGGAGAACACCTAAAAAGCCTAGCGTAGAGGAAAGGATTTTCAAAATGAAAAAAGAACAACTGGCAAACATCGGCTTAACTGAAGACCAAATTTCTCAAGTCTTCGCTTTGTATGGTGCTTCTGTCCAAAAATTTAAGGATGATGTGGCAAGTAAAGAAAGCGAATTGGAGAGCGTGCGTGGACAGCTGACACAACGTGACAAAGATTTGAATGATCTAAAGAAAAAAGGCGCAGATGTTGAAGATATTCAGCAAAAGCTAGAGGACTTACAGGCTAAGTACAAACAAGATACAGAAGCGCTTGAGACGAAACTAGCAGATGAGAACAAATCTCGCTTAATCGATGCTGAATTGACAAAAGCTGGCGTTCGAGACGCAGAAATTTTTGGAAAAATCTTAAACAAAGACGAAATCTCTGTAAAAGATGGCAAATTGATTGGCTTGACTGAGCAAATCGAGGCTCAGCGTGCTAAGAGTCCATATCTCTTTAACGGGGAGAAACAAGCCCAATACACGCCAAATCAAGGCGATGGGCAAGGTGCTAATTTAGGGAATTGGGAAACTGCTATGAGCAATCCTGACTTCAATCTAACTCAATTTTTACAACAACAAGGAGAAAATAACTAATGGCTAATGAACTTACAAAAATTATAGACACAATTACACCTCAACAGTACAATGCCTACATGCAACAGTACACAGCTGCTAAATCTGCTTTCGTTCAAAGTGGTATCGCAGTATCAGACGAACGTGTCTCTGAAAATATTACATCTGGTGGTCTGTTGGTCAACATGCCTTTCTGGAACGACCTTACTGGCGATTCTGAAGTTCTCGGAAATGGCGACAAAGCCCTAGAAACTGGTAAAATTACTGCTGGAGCAGACATTGCCTGCGTTCTTTATCGTGGACGTGGTTGGGCTGCAAACGAATTGACTGGTATTGTAGCTGGTTCTGACCCAGTCCGTGCTATCTTGAATCGTATTGGCGCTTATTGGTTGCGTGAAGACCAAAAAGCCTTGATTGCTACCTTGAATGGTATCTTTGCTTCTGGAACAGGTGGTGAGAAAGGTGCTCTTGAAGAAACTCACGTATCAGACCAATCCAAAGCATCTACTGGTATCGATGCAGCTATGGTACTGGACGCTAAACAATTGCTTGGGGATTCTGCTGATCAAGTTACTGCGATTGCTATGCACTCAGCGGTTTACACTAAACTACAAAAAGACAACTTGATTCAATACATCCAGCCAACAACTGCGACCATCAACATTCCAACCTACCTTGGTTACCGTGTCATTATCGATGATGGTATTGCACCAACAGGAGATATCTATACTTCATATCTTTTCCGCACAGGTTCAATCGGTCTTAATACAGGAAATCCATCAGGATTGACTACATTTGAGACTTCTCGTGAAGCTGCTAAAGGTAACGACATGATTTACACTCGTCGTGCCCTTGTGATGCACCCGTACGGCGTGAAATGGACTGGCGCAGAAGTGGAAGCTGGAAACATCACTCCATCAAACGCTGACTTGGCTAAATTCAAGAACTGGCAACGTGTTTACGAGCCTAAGAACATCGGTATTATCGCTTTGAAACACAAAATTGGCAAATAGATTGGGTGACAGAATATGATTCAAGAATTGAAACAAGACAACACAATGTACTTGATCTCATGCGTTCGTAAAATGCGTCAGGATAATTATTTCAATGACATGGAAGTTCTCCACTACGCTTTGACCCAAGCAGAAAACGAGATTTTGAATTATATTCACCAAGACAGTGTGCCTGGACGTTTAGAGAACGTATGGATAGACATGACCAACGACTTACTGGACAAGGTCAAGGAGCAAAGCGTTCTTGCTAAAAAAGCTGACGCAGACGACTTTTCGGTCAAGAGTATCAAAATGGGTGATACGACAATCGGAAAGGTTAGTCCTTACGAAATGATTCAACGAATGAAACAAGTGCCGTCATCACTTGAGCGCTACAAGCGTCAGTTGAATCGTTTTAGGAAGTTACTATGACCGAATATGCTAAGACAGTCTTTGATTGCTTGTATGACTGTAAAATGACGGTTAAAGGTTATACAGAGCAAGAGATAGACGGTTTGACCAGTATGTCAGAAAGCGTGCTATTAGAGGACATTCCCTGTAGGATTTCACAAATGAGCAATAGTTCAACGAACGGGAGCGACTATCAAGCTAACGGCTATGATATGAAACTCTTTTGCTCTGTTGTCTATGATATCCCTGCAGGTTGCAAGATTGAGGTGACTGATAGAAATGGGCACGTTAAAGTGTTTACACGGTCTAATGTGCCTATTGATCAGTATTGGTCACATCAAGAAATTGCTATAAAGCTAGAGGGCAAGTCATGAGTGGCAGTTTTGATTATCGTAGTTTCGCTAAGTTTGCTGACAACTTCAACAGGAATGCGAATCATGCGAAAGTAGACCGATTTATGAGACAAACCTTGAATTACGAAGGTACAGAACTAAAATCTAATGTGAAGGAGAGAACGCCTGTCGGTGTTTATACGGATCATTGGGTTGAGTTCACTACCAAAGATGGCAAACATGTCAAATTTTGGGCAAGTGCTCATGGAAAACAAGGCGGAACCTTGCAAAAAGGCTGGTCTAAAAGCCATATTAAAGTATCTGGACGGACTTATAAGCAGAAAGTTTATAACAAGGTCTACTATGGCCCACACGTTGAGTACGGACATAAGACAGTCAATGGCGGCTTTGTTCCAGGGCAATTTTTCCTTCATAAAACGGTTGAAGATACTAAAAGCGATATGGAGAAGCGTGTCCGTGATAAGTATGATGGCTTTATGAGAAAGGTAGTATTAGGAAATGGCAAATAAAGGCTTTCGGTTGGTTGAGGAGTTGGTTAGTCATATCAAGGGTTTATATCCTGACATCAGGATTTATCTGGATGAAGTAGAGCAAGGTTTTAAAGAGCCTTGTTTTTTTATCCATGTGGTTGATACTAAGTACACTACAGAGGTCAATAAGTATGTGAAAGTACGTTCTAAAGTGGATTTGTCTTATTTTCCTCCTAAGAAAAAGCGTAGCGAGTGTTTAGCAATGCAGGAAGAATTGAGTTATAAACTCTTACACTTGCCGACGATTCATTTATTTGACCGTCAGTATCAAGTGGTTGACAACGTTCTGCATTGTATTTTTAACGCAAGCACACGCTTGAAGTTAGAAGAGGAAGATATCAAACAACGTGAATTGAAAGTGAAAGAAGAGGTAAAAGATGGATAATGTAGACGGAATTGTGTTCCCTACTGCGGACATTTTGGAAAGTAGCGCTTTTACCAACGGAGAAAAAGACATCTTGGGAGCTATTTTAGATCCAGAAGAGTCTTATAGTTTGGAAGAAGCTCGAGCAAAACTAGAATACGAACTAGGAAGGAAGATTAACTAATGGCAGGTGGAATTTGGAAACGCCAAAATAAAGTAAGACCAGGTGCTTACATCAACGTCAAATCAAAAGACATCGCAATGACTCGCCTTGGCGGTGACGGAGTCGTAACAGTACCATTGGCACTCAGTTTCGGTCAATCAAAGAAATTGATGAAAATTCGACGTGGTGAAGACCTATTTAAGAAGCTAGGTTATGAGCAAGAAAGCCCACAGCTTTTGTTGCTGAACGAGGCATTCAAACGTGTGAGTGAAGTCTTGCTTTATCGTCTGAATACGGGAGAAAAGGCAAACGTAAGCCTTTCAGACAACGTAACGGCTCAAGCTAAATATAGCGGTGTCCGTGGGAATGACATTACAGTAACGGTCAAAACAAACGTAGACGACCCAAGTTCATTTGATGTTGTCACATTCCTTGATACTGTTGTTATGGACTCGCAAACTGTAAAAGTCTTGGCTGATTTGAAAAACAATGATCTAGTTGAGTTTTCAGGAACAGGCGAACTGCAGGCAGTGGCTGGTGCTAAATTGACTGGCGGTACTGACGGAACAGTATCAACTCAAGACTACTCAGAATACTTCAAGGCGCTTGAAACAGTTGAGTTTAACTATATGGCTTTGCCAGTAGAAGATGCTTCTATCAAGAAGGCGGCTATCAACTTCATCAAACGTATGCGTGAAGACGAAGGACTTGGTGCTCAATTGGTTGTTGCGGACTCTGACGCTGACAGTGAAGCGGTAATCAATGTTAAAAACGGTGTTATCTTGTCTGACAAGACAGTTATTGATAAGACGAAAGCGACTGTATGGGTTGCAGCAGCAAGTGCAAATGCTGGCGTTGAGAAATCATTAACTTATGAGAAATACGAAGACTCTGTTGATGTTGTAGGTCGCTTGAGCCATACAGAGACAGAAGATGCGCTTTTTAAAGGGCAGTTTGTCTTTACTGCTCGTCGTGGCCGTGCGGTAGTTGAACAAGATATCAACTCACACGTCAGCTTCACGATTGAGAAGAACCAAGACTTCCGTAAGAACCGTATCTTGCGCACCTTGGACGATATCGTGAATGATACTCGTTATGCTTTCTCTGAGTATTTCCTTGGAAAGGTGAGCAACAACGAAGATGGACGTCAAGCGTTCAAAGCGAACCGTATTCGCTACTTCAAAGACCTTGAAGCTCGTGGTGCTATTGAAGACTTCAAAGTGGAAGACATTGAGGTACTACGTGGTGAGTTGAAAGAGTCTGTAGTGGTTAATGTCAAAGTGAAACCAGTGGACAGCATGGAAAAACTGTACATGACAGTTACAGTAGAGTAGGAAAGGAGATAGTATGGCTTTTTTAAAAGGTCGTGACGTAATCAGCGGTCAGGAAGGTACCGCTTTTATTCACATCGACGGAAGAAATGAGTTCATGTTCTATATCAAGGAACTTGAAGCGACAGTTAAGAAAAACAAAGAAGAAGTCCGCACCCTTAACAAACGTGGTACGCAGGTAAAAGCGACTGGTTTCAAAGGTGAAGGTAAGATGACCATCTACGGTGTCACTTCAACATTCAAGGAAATGATGTTGGACTACATGAAGAATGGTCGTGATACATTCTTTGATATCCAAGTGACCAATGACGATGCGACAAGTTCAATCGGTCGTCAAACAACCATCTTGCGTGAATGTAACCTTGATGAAGTTGTGATGGGTCAACTAAAAGTTGAGGAAGATTTCTTGGAAGAAGAAGTTAACTTTACTTTTGAAGATGTGGATATTTTAGAAAAATTCGGTGCGCCTAAATTAGGTTAGAAAGAGGATAAATAAATGGCAATTTCAGACTTTTTACTAGAAAACGTTCAGCAGGAAGAAACGAAGGAAGTACACCTTAAACGTTTCAAATCTCCTTTTGTCATTCGAAGTATTGACGAAAGTCTAAACGATACGTTGAAGAAACGTGCGACAATCAAGAAGAAAAATCGTCAAGGTGTTGCTATTCCTGAGTTCAACAACGATAAGTACATTGACTCTTTGATGTCTGCCTGCGTTATTACGCCAGACTTGAAAGACGCTCAACTACAAGAGTCTTATCGTACTGTTGGGGATGAAGCAGCAACCTTGAAAGCTATGTTGAAGATTGGGGAATATGCTACCCTGATGCAAGAAATCCAGTCGCTGAACGGATTTGATGAAGATATCAATGATCTTGTCGAAGAAGCAAAAAACGACTAGAGGACGGGGATGCAGAGTTGAGTTATGCTTACTACTGTTTGCATCAATTCAACTGGACTCCGTCCTTTTTGGATAGCTTATCCAAGCGTGAAAAAGCCTTAATTTTTGCCTTTATCGATATCCGAGTAGAAGCAGAAGAAAAGGAACACAAAGAAATGGAAAGAAAAAGCAGAGGAAGGAGGAGACGGTAGAAGATGACTACATTAATGCAAACACTGGCGCTTAGAGATAATTTTTCAAGCCCTTTAAATCGAATTAATAGCACAATCAACAGGACTATTGCTAAGTTCGGAGAGTTGGACAGACGTGTCAAGAAGATGACGCAAACTGCGACGATTAAAGTCAAAGCAGATATGCCTAAGAATTTTACTGCACCTAAAGCTGCTAGCCCTGTAGCGTCTAAAATGGCGACACCTATCGCTCCTAAACTTCCTTCAACTGGGCCACTTGTTGGTGGCTTAGGTGTTGCTACATCCATGCTTGGACGTATGACTTCTATTTCTCGTGCTTTGAATTTCATGGTTGCTATTCAAGCCTTGAGGCAAATGGCTAATTTAATGAGTGGTCTGATTAAGTCAGGCGATGATTATATTCAGACCATGGCAAGGCTTAAGACGATAGAAGATGGATCAAAGACAGGCCAAGAACTTCAAGATAGTATCATGGCAGCAGCACAACGCTCAAGGACTGGCTTCGGTATCATGGCAGACTCAGTGGCTAAACTACGCTCGCAAGCTGGAGAAGCCTTTAAAAGCAATGATGAAGCTATTGCATTCGCTGAACAGTTGAACAAGCTGTATAAAATCGGTGGTGCAAGTTTAGAACAACAAAAAGCAGGGACGCTTCAAATCACACAGGCGCTTGCTTCAGGGGTTCTTCGTGGCGATGAGTTTAACTCTATGATGGAGAACGCTCCACTTGTTGCCCAAAAACTAGCTAGGCACCTTGGCGTTAGCGTTGGTCAATTGAGGGCAATGGCTAAAGATGGCCAACTAACAGGAGATACTCTTAAGAATGCCTTGCTCGGTTCAGCAGTTGAAACAAACGCTGAATTTGCGAAAATGCCGATGACCTTTGCTGATATGATGACTCAGATTGGTAACGTAGCTTCATACGCATTTCAGCCTTTAATTCAAGCATGGCAAGAGTTTATTAATAGTACCGCTGGACAAAACTTCATGGCAGGTTTAGAAACTGCTATGTTTGCGATTGGCCAGATAGCTTTATGGCTCTTTAATCTCTTTGTTGCAGGCTGGAACTGGGTGACTGAGAACATTAACTTTGTAATTACTGCGCTAGAAATGTTAGCAGCAGTTGTAACTGCAGTAGCTATAGCAATGGCAATAGCTTGGATGGTTGCCAATTGGCCATTAGTTTTAATGATTAGCATTATCTTGGCAATAGCCTCTATATTGGATGCTCTTGGTGTTTCATTTATCGAAGTAGCAGCGATTATAGTAGCTGCATTTGTCTTTGTCGGAACGGTAGTTTATGACATCATTATGTTTGTTATTAATCTTGTCGTGTATATGATTGCACCGATTGTGAATCTCTTCATAGGTATTTACAACATTGGTTTAGCAGTTGCAGAATTTTTGAGAAATGTCTTTAAGCACCCGGTATATTCCATCAGAAAGTTATTTTATAATCTTGTTCGAACTGTATTAGATTATTTTGCTACGTTTGTTGATGGGGTAGTCAATGTGGCGCAATCTATCGGTAATGCTTTTATAGCAGGCGCCAATATAGCTATTAAAGCTATCAACTGGATCATTGACGCTTTGAATACACTAGGTTTAGGGTTAGGCAATGTTGGCGAAATGGGTTACATGTCCAATGACGGTAGTTTTGCCAATGGTATTCGTGCTATGGGAGAGATGTTTAATCCGGGAGAGGCTCCTGATGATTATGAATCTTTTGATGGCATGCGTGCTAACATGATAACTCCAGGTGATTTGTGGGATGGTATGAAAAATCCTTTCTCAACTGCTGGCAATGCTTTTAGTGGTACTAAGGCTTTTGGCCAAGGTATTGGTGATGCTATGCAAGGTTTCGCTGATAAGATGAAAGCTCAAGACGAACTTGCTTCTAAATTTGACCAAATGAACCAAACACCAGCTGGAGCAGGTGCTCCGGAAGGTGGTGGTGGAGGTGGCAAAGGTCTTGGTGACAAGCTAGGCAAAGGCAAAAACATTGGTAACGTCGGTAAGATTGAAGATGAAGTCAAGCTGAAAGACGAAGATATCAAGATGATGCGTGATGTTGCAGAACGTAAGTACATCATTGATTACCAAGTTTTAACACCTCAAGTTAGTGTTAAATATGAGTCTAAAAATAGCGCTACTGAACAGGATATCGACGATTTGGTTGACAGAATTGAAGAAAAGATTGTCGGTTTGGTCGATAGTGACTTAGGAATTGCGTAGGAGGTAGAAAGAAATGGCGATTGGTATTTTCGTAGAGTACAAAGGTCAGGTCACACAACTTCCTGTCAATCCAGAAGAACTAAAAACGAAGAATAGCGCCAATAATGAGTCAACAACGAGTATTGCGCTAGGAGAAATAACCCAGATGAGTTTCCCCAAACTCTCTGAGGTTACTTTCACTTCATTCTTCCCTAGAGACACTTTCCGCTCTTATGTCCTGAATAAATCAGGAACGCCTGAAACCTATGTTCGACTCTTAAAGAAAATCATGGATGGGAAAGAACCTTGTCGCTTGATTATATCTGGCGTGGGTATCAATATGCTTGCGACAGTTGAGAGTTTTGAGCAACAAAGAAAAGCTGGTATTCATGAGGATGTTTACTACGACATCACTTTCAAAGAGTACAAGATGGCCAAGGCTCGGTTTGTAAAAATCGAAAAGAAGGTATCAGAGGAGAAGAAAGCTAGTCAGCCTCAGAAAGAACAAGCTCCCTCAACTAAAAAAGAAGTGACTATCGGTGCAAAGGTGCTTGTTAATGGGCAACTGCATAGGGATAGTTACGGAGAAGGGCCAGGTCAAACTGAGTCAAACGCAACTAGGCTTGTCAATTATATCAATATGAAAGGGTCGCATCCTTATCACGTTACTATGCTTGATGGCGGTTGGCGTGGTTGGGTTACTGCTGATTCGGTGCAAGTCCTATGATGGAATTTCTAATTCAAGATGTGAATGACGGTAAAGTCTTTGATATCACGGAGTTGGTAGGTGGCGTCAAATGGGAAACCAGTATTGATTTTCAGCCGGGAAAACTTGAGTTTGATATGATCATAGACTCGCAGGTTGCTTGTAACTTTGGGGATGTTATTCGCTTCAAGGTAGATGATAAGGGCATCTTTTACGGCAAGGTTTTCAAGAAAAAACGGAAATCAGCCAAGAAATGGTCAGTTACTGCTTATGACAGAATGAGATATCTGAAAAACACTGACACAATCGTGTTTGAGGCCTCTAAGAGTCATGAAATCTTTAGTAAGATTTGCGAAATATCAGAACTTGAGTACAAGGTTGTTGATGAAGGAAACTGGACGTGTCCTGAGAAAATCGAAGATAAGAAAACCTATTTTGCTATGATCCAAAACGCTTTAGACTTAACGTTGATTCATGGTGGCATGTGGTACATTATCAGAGATAACTTTGGTACAGTCGAGCATATAGCCTTGAATTCGCTGATTACTGACTTAGTGATTGGTGATGATAGTGTAGCTACAGACTTTGACTATGAAGGCTCTATCGATGATAGTTTCAACTATGTAAAGCTGACTAAAGACAACAAAGAGAGTAAGAAGCGTGAAGTTTACGTCGTGAAAGACTCTAAAAATGTTGCTCTTTGGGGCAAGTTGCAGTACCACGAAAAAGTGGATGAAAAGATGAATGAGAGTCAGATTCAACAAAAGGCTGAGCTCTTATTAAAAGCTAAGAATCATCCTAAAAAGACTTTTAAAGTTCCTTGTTTAGGACATCTTGGGATCAGTGCAGGCCACAGTGTTGTGCTGGATTTTGCTGATTTAGAGTCTGAAGGGATTAAGAAGAACAGTCTTGGCATCATCTCTAAATGTACCCACAAGTGGGACAAGGTGCATACAATGGATTTAGAATTGAGGACGTTGGAATAATGGCAGGAGAGTTGTTAGCACGCCTTTTGGCGCAAGGAGTAGATGATGGGACAGACAGAACAGATATTGTTTTTGGTTCTGTCACATCTGTTTCTCCTTTAACAATCAAGGTTAATAATAAACTTGAAATCCCTGAGTCCTTTTTAGTTCTAAGTCCGATGGTTAAAGAACTACGTACTGGAGATACTGAAGGGGACAACAAGAGGTGGATTGTTTTTCGTGATCTTGAAGCAGGAGACAAAGTCTTAATGATTAAAGCCCAGAACGGGCAATTATACTACGTTTTACAAAGGATGGAGTGAAGATGGTAGATATACGAAACATTGAAGAAGTTGTTTTGCCATCCTACACTTATCAAGTGAAAAATGGCAGAATACACGGATATATTGACGGCTTAGAAGCCATGAGGCAAGCAGTTGAAAAGATTCTGCTCACAGAACGGTTTGAGTGGGTTATTTACTCTTCGAACTACGGAGTGGAATTGGAGCGATTGATTGGAAAGCCTTATGATTTTGTAAAAGCCGACCTTGAGAGAACAATTTCTCAAGCCTTGTTAGTTGATACAAGAATTAAAAGTGTCCAAAATTTCTTCATCGAGCAACAAACCAAGGACAGCTTGCTTTGTGTCTTTGAAGTCCATACCATATCTGGTTTATTTAAAGTTGAAAAGGAGGTGACGCTGATTAATGATAGGTGATTTCTTAGAAAAATACACATTTGATTATCTGATGAATGACGCTCTTTCTCGTGTCAATGAAAATATTGATACACGGGAAGGTTCTATCATCTATGACGCATTGGCGCCTGCTTGTTATGAGTTAGCTGGTTTTTATTTACAGTTGAAAAATCTACTGCTAGATACATTTCCACAGACTGCTATTGGCCAATACCTAGACTACAAGGTGGAAGAGTTCGGTCTACATCGTTATCCGTCAAAAAAAGCGGTACGCTTTGCGGAGTTTAAAAACGAGAAAAAAGAAGGTGTGCAAATCGCTTTGGGTTCTCGTTTTGCGACGATTGACGATGCTGCACTCATCTTCAAGGTAGTTCGTGCAACTAATGTAGCCGGCAAGTACGAAGTAGAGTGTGAGACAACTGGTGTTGTCGGAAATCGCTACTACGGCAATATCTTACCCTTAGAGAACTACAGGAACCTCGCCACTGCAGTCTTAGGGGAAATCGTTACATCTGGGCAAGATGAAGAAACTGACGATGAATTGCGGAAGCGTTTCTTGATTTACGTCAATGAGAAACCGTTTGGCGGTAACTTCATTGAGTACGTTCAGCGTGTTCGTGAAATTGACGGTGTTGGCGCAGTTCAGGTTTATCCAGTTTGGAATGGCTCAGGAACGGTTAAAGTGGTTGTTTTAGACAACGACTTAAACTTGGCATCTACCGAGACAATCAAGAAGGTGCAAAATGTTCTGGATCCACTAGAATATACTGGAAAAGGAGTTGGACTAGCTCCTATCAATCATCGTGTGACGGTTACGACCGCGACACGCTTCCCGATTGATATTGAGTTTAAACTTGAGTTGATGACAGGATATCAGCTAAATCAAGTAAAAGAACTGGTAGACAAGGCTCTAGACCAGTATTTTTTAGACTTGAGAAAGAACTGGGCGCAATACTCAGATGTCAACACTTATAGCATGAAAATCTATCGCTCGCAGTTAATGGCCAAGTTGCTGACCATTACTGGTATTGCAAACGTTGATAAGATGAAACTGAACAACCGTGAAGCTGATTTGTCGCTTGTTTTCACAGGACAATTACAACAATTGCCGTATAAAGGAACAGTGAGGATGGTTTAATGGTAAAAGAAGTAAACTTATCTGAATACGTTCCAGACTACTACGAGGGCGTCAAGGATATGAAAGAACTGGTTCGGGTGGAAAACACTCTGTTTAAAGACGGGACTGTCTCGTTAGAGCAGTTCATCAAGAATCAGTTTATTATGCTCTGCGATGTTCCTACGTTAACAAAATTTGAAGAAGTCTACGGTATTGTTGCTCACGCCGACGATACGTTGGACTGGAGAAGAGAGCGTGTTTTGTTGCGTATCAATATGAGACCACCATTTTCATGGTGGTTTTTAATTCGCAAATTGGACGACCTTTTTGGCAAAGGAAAGTACAAGGCTTCAGTAGATTTCGCTAATCAGGTCTTGCTGATTGAGTCTGGTGCAGAGACGAGCGGACTTTTCAGAGAGTCGGTTATTTTTGTCAATGCAATCAAACCAGCAAATATGGGGTATACGCATATCCCAACAGTAACAGAGCGTGTCAAACTGAAAGAACGGTTATTCAAGACTTCAGTAGATTTTGCTAGAGCAGGCTATGCGGTTGTAGGAGTGACACCTTTTGAGTATGAAGGGCCACAAGAGGAGGTTTTATTCAATGATTAAAGAAACGTTACTAAATACAGTTACAGAAACCGTACTAGCTAAAATCAACAAAGCAAGGTTGAACAATAATCAAATCGTTACGATACAGAAACAACGAGAACAACGTTTTGTCTTGATTGAATTCTTGATACCAGACTCAATCAAAGAAATCAATAAGATTGAATTGTTAGACAGTTCAGATGTGCCTCAGTCTGTCATTGATGTATACGTTCCGATTGAAACAACAACACGATTCAAATATAGACTGGAGGTGCTAACAGATGGTTAAAATTTGGCGGTCAAGAGATATCATTGGCGCTGAAGATGCGCAACGTTGGGAAAACAAAGCCGACGCAAGTCACAGGCACAAGGTTGCAGACATCGACGGTCTGCCTGAAAAGATTGACGAGTTCACCAGAAGTAAGGCTGAGAAAGTTGACCTAACTGGTCACATCAACAACCGCAACAACCCACACGGTGTCACTAAGCAACAAGTGGGACTAGGGAATGTAGACAACGTAAGGCAAGCCAGTTATACAGACCATGAAGCGACTAAAAGAGAAGTTAATGAGCAAGAACAACGATTGTCATTACTAGAAGAAATGGTATTGCAGAATGCATTCTATATACCAATCAAGGCCGAAGATAATGCTAATGTATTGCTAGGTGACGAAAACAACAATCTAGTCGTAGCTGATTGGAAATACCAAATAGTAGAAAGGGAGGAATAGATGAATGGTAATTATGAGCAACCAAGTTAGGAAAGCTACTGATTTGCCCACGTTATCCAACGTCTCAGACGGAGATGTGGTGCTAGTTCACAGTGGGGCAGGATTGAAAAAAGTACCTGTATCCACTTTAAAACGAACATTTACAACACCGCAATCGGCTATATCAGTGGCTACATCAAACTCAAACGGGATTGTCAGGCCGGATAATCAAACGACCGAGGTTTCAAATGGTGTGATGAAAGCAAAGACTGCAACTAGTGGACAGGCTGGTGTGGTGCGACCGGATAACTCAACGATTACAGTCGATAGTTCGGGTGTTTTGCGAGTAAACAGGTCAGCGCTTGGGATTCCAAGTACACCGTCCGAAGTAGTCGCTAATAAGCTGATTAACCAAAACGGGAATCAGCATATGAAGTATTGGTATGGGTCTAAATATCAATACGATGCACTCTCAACCAGAGACCCCAACACAATCTATGATGTGTATGAGTAGGTGATGCTATGGCTACAAGAGAAGGAATTTATGTTGGAGGACATGAAATTGTCCAAAGATACGTGGGTAGTAGGCTGGTTTGGGAGAAAAATAGACTTATATTGATTGGGAGTGCTTCCTATCCATTTGTTTCAGAAGGAGGAAATTCCGTAGTATTTAATCTTAGCAATGCAAACGGAATCTACAGTACAGGAGATTTAGAAAGATTCAGACCAAGTTATGCTGTCAAAAGAGGTGGTGCTACTTATATAATAAATTCAATTCAAATAAGTGAGCGAGTTGGTACTTTTGGTGAAAAAGATGGTTATTTTAAAATAATCTTCAAAACAGCATCAGACGCGGGTAGTTTTCTCTCAAAATCAGGGGGCACGTCATTTTATAGAAAAAAGAGGTAATTAAATATGGAATTCGTATTAGTAAATAAATTTTTTAGAGTTGGCAAGACGGAAGTCTCTATTCAATGTGACAAGCCGTTTACTTTTTTCACTCGTGAGTTAGAGGGTGATCATTTAGGTGACACGGATGAAACGCTCATCGAAGCAGTCAAAGAGATTCTACGTACTGAGCTAGACCCAACAAGTGCAATTGTACAAGCGCAAGCTAAATTGCAAGAAACTCAAGCTAAATTGGAGCAAGCAGAGTATAAACTGGCTGAGACAGAAGCTAAACAGACGGCTACAGACCAAGCTGTTAAGTACAATCAAGCAGAAACAGACCGTTATGGAAAGATTATCCATGCGGTCGTTTTAAATGCCGTAGCAGGCAAGACAATCGCCTATGGAACCAACTACAAGGAATTGGTTGAACTCATTCCACTTGCCGAAGTTGGGAAACGCTACATGGCACATGATTTGATTACTCTTGAAGATCCTACGCACGTTGAAGTGGACGGCGAAGGCAAGCGCATCTTGGTTCAGTTGAACAAGGAATTTACTTATAACGGCGAACCTGTCAGTGACTTTGATCGTAACGGACGTCTTGAAATGGACGGAACAGGGGCAGCATGGAAGTACGAACCTCAAGAAACGACTGTTGCACCAGCAGCTGCAGTTTCTACGACAACTACCGTAACCCCTGCAGTTCCAGAACCTTCTGCTACAGCAGCTACACCTAACCAATAATAGAGGTGTTTATGGACGTCTTACAATCAACAGAACATTTCTTCATGAACGTGCTACCAGTAGCGACACCAATCGTCGTGGCTTGGTTAGGCTATAAAATGCCGAAGAAATCAAAGGAACTGACAGACCAAATCATTTCTGAATTGAATGATGTCAAGAAACAAATCAAAGATGTCCAGATTACCGCTGACGAGAACAATCTCAAAATTGATGAAGTACAAGCAAAGCTAAAACTTCACGACGATGCGCACCTTGTCACGATGAGGATGCGCCTCGATCGTGATATTCGCAGGGCAATCCGTCGTGGTTTTACAACCAAGGATGAGTTCTACGTAGTCGAGAACATGCACAATAGCTACAAGGCTTTGGGTGGTAATGGCTACATAGACCACTTGTACAACAATTTTGAAGCGTTGCAGATTAGAGATGACATCTTAATTGAAGATGAGAAAGGAGCGCAGAATGGGTTGTAACAAACGTAGAGTTAACACAACCAATTTGGCTCGAATTGATGGTGGCGACCTTATTAAACAAGGGGATTTGTCTTCTACTTTTGGATTTGAATTGTTAGATGAAAATTACCAAGTCATGACCTCGTTTGAGGGTCAAGATGCGGTTGTTACTCTAACGAAGGGACAACGTAGGTGGAAGACAACTGCTCTCGTCACTAGCCATTCTGTCAATTTTAATTTAGATAGTATTCTACCAAGCGGAAAATACCGAGTGGAAATCTCGGTTGGAGGGTATATCTTCCCAAGCGACAGAGATACTTATATTGAAATTGAAGACTCAGATAAAGAGCTGGTTACGGAAGATGTCTACACTTTGAAGGAGTTAGACATTGAAAAAGAAGTAAAAAAACAACTTAGTGAAGGTGGAGCATGTCCGGAATTTCCAGACCTGCTTTTTCATTACAATCTAGGAAAGGTGTAAAACATGGACACAACAAAATTAACAGCATTCGCTCACGCAGTCGGAGTTGATATCAAAGAACTGAAACAACTGCTCAATGGCAAGGTTGACAATACCACTGTCAACCAACTAATTGAGCAAGCTAAGACAGCGGTCAAGAACGATATTTTGGGCGAAGGTGTATCTGAACAATTTGATACCCTCAAAGAAATCGCTGATTATATCGCTAATCTGAGTGGTGACACTGGTGGAGCAGTGGTTCAGAAGATTGCTGATCTCGGCAATCGTATTGACGAGTTTGCAAACCTTGACTTGGTCGCAACCTATAACGCTGCGAAAGCGTGATGGCTATGAGCAATTTAGAGGAATTTGCTCAGGCGGTTGGCCGTGATGTGAAGGTGCTGAACCAAAGGCCTGAACCAAGGCTGACCTTGACAGGCAATACCCTTGGTATTGTCGGGGGGAATAATGTCACGCTTCCACTACCTGAAAACGTAAGTCATGAAATTAGTGGTATAGGCTCGCCAGAAGGGCGAATAACTGCTGAAGTAGGAACAACTTATGTAGATGTCAATGCCACTAACGGTGCTCTTGTTTGGATAAAAAAGCAAGGTAATGGAAGTACCGGCTGGCAGGTGTTCTGGGGAGATACAGGTTGGAGGAATTTAGCTACGGTATCTACTTTGAACGTTGGTCGTAAAGCTTCGACTGTAAGAATCAGACGTGTTAACAATTTAGTTAGTTTTGCGTTCGGTGGCTTAGAGAGAGACCGCTTTGGGATTATTAGACGAAATGGTGATGGTTTCATCGGTCAAAATGAAAATAAAGGTGTTAGGATTATCATGCCTAAAGGCATTCCTGAGGGGTTTCGAAGCAGAAATTCGTTAATAGGAAATATCTTTAATGATGTAGGATTAGCTTACGGTATTTGGTATCTTGGCGGTAGATCGGATTCAAATTATATGCATTTCACATTTAACGAAGATATTCCAGTCGATAAGGATATCGATGATATCCGCGTTAGCACAATCAGCTACTTCACAGAAGAATCATGGCCGGCAACGTTGCCATAATAGAAAGGAAAAAACAAATGATTAATTGGAAATTACGTTTTAAGAACAAAGTAACACTCGTTGCTCTTATTGGAGCATTCTTCTTAATGCTTCAACAACTTGGATTGGAGATTCCGAAAAATATCCAGGACGGTGTGAATACATTTGTCTATATTCTTGTTTTAATGGGTGTCGTGAACGACCCGACGACAAGCGGAATCACAGACAGCACACGAGCGCTAGAATACAAGAAACCAAGTGAGGAGTAAGTATGGAAATCGATACAAGCAGACTACGTACAGACTTGCCGATTGTTGGGTTTGAGCCTTTCCGTCAAGTACATGCCCACTCAACAGGCAACCGCAATTCAACTGCTCAAAATGAGGCGGACTACCACTATAGAAAGGACCCTGGACTTGGGTTCTTTTCTCATGTCGTTGGAAATGGCCGTGTTATGCAGGTAGGTCCTGTAAACAAGGGAATGTGGGATGTTGGGGGCGGTTGGAATGCTGAGACTTATGCAGCAGTTGAATTGATAGAAAGCCATTCAACTAAAGAAGAGTTCATGACAGACTATCGCCTTTATATCGAATTGTTACGCAATCTAGCAGATGAAGCAGGTTTACCGAAAACTCTTGATACAGACGATTTGGCAGGTATCAAAACTCATGAATACTGTACCAATAACCAACCGGATAACAGTAGCGACCACGTTGACCCGTATCCTTATCTTGCTAAATGGGGTGTTAGCCGTGAACAGTTTAGGCGAGATATTGAGAACGGCTTAGGCACCGAAACAGGCTGGCAGAAGAACGATACAGGCTATTGGTATGTACACTCAGACGGCTCTTATCCAAAAGACAAGTTTGAGAAAATCAACGGAACCTGGTATTACTTCGACGGTTCAGGCTACATGCTTGCAGACCGTTGGAAGAAGCACTCAGACGGCAACTGGTACTGGTTTGATAACTCAGGAGAAATGGCGACAGGTTGGAAGAAAATCGCTGAGAAGTGGTACTATTTCGACGTAGAAGGTGTCATGAAGACAGGATGGGTCAAGTACAAGGATACATGGTACTACTTTGATAGTAAAGGTGGAAACATGGTATCTAATGAATTCGTCAGAGCAGGTCAAGGTTGGTACTACATCAAACCAGACGGAACTATGGCAGATAAGCCAGAGTTCACAGTAGAGCCAGAAGGCTTGATTACAGTTAAATAATCTTAAAAATAAAATGAAAGGAAAACTTTTCTAAAATGTTTATCTACCCCACAGGACTCGTTCTTGTGGGGATTTTTTTGTTAAAAAGAGTAATAAACATTGACTTTTTTAAAAAAAGATGTCATAATTGAGATGGAAAAAACGTAAAAGTACCGCTTTTCTCGTTATCCCGACTTCCAAAATGTCGTTAAACCGCTCGGCAATCCATGGTGACATGGACACATAGTAGTAAGCACGCTATGTGGCTTGGCAGAGCTAAAAACTGTTCCCTTGCGATAAGCCTAATAAGCACAACATAGGGAGTTAGAGAAGCCGACTCTAATCATCCACTTTGGGCAGTAGTGAGAACTGCCCCGTGCTTTTTATTTTGAGAAAATATGGAGTTTGTCGTTGAAATTACTTGATTGTGTTATAGATTATCAAGAAAAGTTCGATGGAAAAACATGTCAAGTATCAACGAATTATAAGCATTTAGAAACTTTCAAAGTAGATTTTTGCTTGACTGATTTACATCACTTATTTGGCTTGCACAAAATCACACGAGATTATGCTAGTCAAACAATACCTGCTATTCAAGCTGGTGTTTTTGTTTTGGAAGAATATAAAGATAATCCCATGTATAACGATGTTATAGAAAGGATATCTTTGTATAGTTTTATCGGTGTTATCTTCTATTCTAAGATAACAAGTTGTTGTATTGTAGCCAAGGATTTATCTAAAAACACCATGAAATTGGATGTCATATTTTTTGAAGATAGAAATAAAAGATCCGCAATTTTAGGTTTACGAAAAGATAAAAGTGGAGTGTTTAAACCGGTTACTCTACATTTTACAAGCGCTAAGAAATATGCTAAAGTTCGTAAAACAGATGTGAAAGAAATTAAATGGTTATAA